GGTTGTAAGGTGCGGGCAATTGACGTGAGCCTGCAATTATCAAGATTTATTGATTTATTTATAAAGATTTATTGATATAAATATAATTATAACAAGATTAATCTATCAAGAAACCTTGATGAATATATAAAGATACATTGATATTTAAATCAATATTCATTTATACTTTTAAATCAATATTTATAACAATATACATAATAGGTTATTAAGTATATTATCTCTTATAAATGCAGGTATAGTCATTGTTTATAAGCAATACCCCTCTTAAAATCATTAATACCGCCCCTTTATATATATGGTATGGGGCCCGACCACAAAATTTTTCCACCATTTTTCTCACGCGAAAGCGCCTTTTTTTGATCCCCTGAAACCAATCTATACTTTATATTTGAAATAGTGTAATATATAGCGTGTTATATAAAGCGTTACCTGTATTGCTCAAGACGTGGGCAGGTTTTAAACAATCAATGGAGGTGGTAATGAACAAGGTAATTTTAAGCGGAAGACTGGGCCATGATCCAGAAATGCGGTATTCTGAAAGCAGTATGGCGATTGCAAATTTTAATATAGCCACGACTGAGTTTGCCAAGGGTGAAAAGAAAACTGAGTGGCATCGAATTGTGTGTTTCGGAAAGACTGCGGAAAACGTAGCGCAATATGTAGGCAAGGGCAGCCTTGTTGAGATAGACGGAAGACTTCAAACAAGGAAGTGGGAAAAGGATGGGGAGAACAGATACACAACTGAGGTGGTTGCTAATTTTGTAGGATTTTTAGATAGCCGGCGAGACGACAGAACAGACGGCAACCAGGAAAATAGTGGTGGGTATTCTAACAGTAATAATTTTGGAGGTGGGTCTGGACGTTCAAACCAGGGATCGCCTAACGATGATATTCCGTTTTAAGGTTGTGTCACGACTTCACTGTTAAACGATAAGGTGATGCGTAGTAGGAATGCCTTGCCATAAAATTTTATAGGGCTGTATGGCGCGCTAATTATCTTTCAGGGTTAAGCTTTTATTTTTTTTATCTGACAGGAAAGGAGGAGTTAAGAGATGATACGAGACCAGGACTTATGCTCATTAAAGACCCAAAAGGGCAGGTTGGGGGAATATTCATTTTCTGCCCTGGACTATGTCGGGCCATGCAGGGGTGAGGAGTGCCCGATTGCCACAGAGTGTAATTATTGGATTAATAACAGCAGGATTGCCACCTGCAGGGTAGAGGCCGGATATTTAAAGGCTATTTATGAAAATTTTAAGGTGTTAATGGAGCTTGTACCTGATCCGTTTATCATGCAGTGGATTGGGAGTCATATGATTAAGCTGTATCACCAGCTAATCAAGATGCAGATCGAAGAGATGTCTATCAGAGGTAGGATTTCATACATGGAGAAAACCGGTAAGATTTCTATTCACCCGGTTTTTAAAGAGCAGCGTGATATTATTAAGGCAATACGCAGTGAGTGGAAAGACAGTGGACTCCAGGAGCTTGCAAAACAACATGGTTTTTTGGGCGTAGCCTTAGATCCAAAGGCTGCAAAAAAAATTGCCAGCGGAAAACCTGGTGCGGGGGACCCCGGGTTTTATGACTGCCTGAAAAAATAGATTGAAAAAATAATACCTGGGATTTTGTTATGGGAGGGGGTATGGATCTGATATTTACCCCGATTGTTTTATCCAGATGATTTTTTAGAACGATGGTTTTGGGGGTCAAAACAAAAATTAGCATTGTTTTAACCCCAACATCATCTCCTAGTGGAGATGGGGCATTGCTCTAGAGCATTGCCCTAGAGCAATGCTCTAGAGCATAAGGAATGCATTACTATATAAGTGGTTGATTTTTAAAATTCAAAATAAGAAATTTGGGTTTATTATGGAAAAAATAAAATTTAAATCAGAATGTAAAAACGGGTGGTTATAGATATGATGCGTAAAAATCTACTATTTCGATATTAAGTGCCCGATATTTTTAAATATCAAGAAAAAAAATGAATGGTCATTCAGTGATCAAGGCAGTCTCTTTGTGAAAAATAATTTTGAAAGTTGTTTGCAGGGATAATTTAGTATGGGATAAAAAAATCAATGAGTTGATAAAATTTGAGGGAACACTCAGGTTTTGAAAAAGTATGCTCGAGCATTGGGTTGTTTAACCTTAATTAAGTGCCTGTTATTTTATTATGATATATATCAAATTTTTTTTTAGAACGATCATTCGATGTTTTGTTTTTATTTGTAAACACTGTCCCTGTAGTCGATTTGTCTTATATTGGGATAAGGTTTTGAAATAATAAGTGTAAAATAATAAACAATTGTTTTTAATATAAATATTTTAAGCAGCTTTTTTTGCCGATAAAATCGGTTTTTTATTGATTATAAATTATATAGCGTGCTATATATATAACGACTTTAAAAAATAGATTTGATTTTTAGGTGATTTTTTGGGGTGTAGCGCAGCCTGGTCAAGCGCAGGTGCTTTGGGAGCATCGGGTCGCAGGTTCAAATCCTGCCACCCCAACCAGTTTTAAAGGCCAGAGGTACGTGGCTTAATATGCAATCATGGAGGGTCCCTTTATGAATGTTAGGATTGGAGATGATTTTGTTATTAAAAGCGATGCAAACCAGTTTGTTTTATACAGGGTTCAGAAAGCTGGCAAGGACGCAAAAGAGCCCGGCAAGGAAACTCTTGGATTCGTGGGATACTATAGCAGTATTGAACATCTTGTGCAGGCTTTACCCAATAAAGCCCTTATGAAATCTGATGCGACAAGTCTGCATGATGCAATACGCGAGGTGCAGGATATTGGGAAACAAATCAGAAAGGCCATACAGATATAGGGAGTGTAATATGAAAGAAAAAGAAAATCAGCCTTTGCTGTGTGCTGTACCAGACAGTTTTTTTGAAAGCTTTTTAATGTCGTTGCTAAATAGAAAAGCAGAAGAATGCCGCTTTACTGCCAAAATTATCAAAGAGCACAACGGGACAATAGCCAATGTCGCAGGTCAGGTGGTTCTTGCTTTTGAATTAATGGCAATTGAGGCAGAAGGGACTGCGGATGCTTTTCGCAGATATAAATATGCCACCCATCATGCATGGAATAAAATAGCCATGGATGCAGCTGGAGTATCAGGGAGGGTATAATATATATGGCACAAGATAACCGTTACCAAAAAAATATTACCCCGTTTGATTGCTTACCCACTACATCCACACAAATGCAAGTCATCCAAAATCAAATCGTTACCTGGCAAGAAGATGTTTTCGGGCAAGGCATTAAGCATGTAACCCCGACTATTCAAAAATTAAAAGATGAAGTGGATGAACTGCTAAATGATCCTGTCAGTTTAGAAGAATACGCAGACTGCATGATATTGCTTTTGGGCGCCATGGGAAGGCTTGGCATTGATGTGCAATCTATCTTCGGGCTGATAAAAGCCAAACATTTTGTTAACCAGGCCAGGCAATGGGGGCCTTGCGATGAGCGTGGCGTGGCTCGTCATGTCAGGAAGCACCAAAAAAAATATATGGAACAACTGATGAAAGATCGGTTCTGCCAGTATGAAAACATGATCAAACAGCGGATGGTCCAAAGAATAACAGAGCAGGAAAATTTCAGGCATATCCAAAAACTACAGGACCAGGAGGATCCAGAACTGGAGTTGTGAATCATGATTTATATTCCTGGAAATGTGCCCAGCATAAAAAACGGGAAAAATCCTGTGACTGTAAATAGGGGCGGAAAGACATTTACCACCCTAGTGTTTTCCGATTCAGTTAAAAAGTACCTGCGTAATCTTGGTATTAAAAATTACAGCAGCAAGGGCGTTGACGGATATAAAAAAGCCCCCAACGTGTTTGCGGCCTCGGTTGGTACATTTTTCAATAGCATTGACCGGTTCCCCATAGTGGTGGGATTCCATTTTGTCCGTGATTCTAATAGAAGATGGGATTTTCACAATGCTGTTCAAATACTTGCGGACCTTTTTGTAGCTCATGGATTTTTGCCAGACGACGATGTGGAGCATCTAATTCCAGTACCGCTGCTTTGCAGAGGCAAGTGGTATTCGTTGGACCAAAGAAGTCCAGGTGTTTATATCGAGCGTGTGTTTAGTTTTGATGAGCTTGTCAGTCGAGAGCAGGAGCAAATGGAGTTATTCAGGTAATCATGGGCAAGCAGAATAACAATACCACAGATATTGTACCCTACCATAAATTCCAGGATGGCACTTACCAGAATGGCGGCAAGGGTTTTATTGAATTTGTTGAGGATAACATCTGGACCCCGATTTATCCCATCGGTGAGAAGGTTAAGCGGTGGTGGAAAATGGGCGAACTTCCTGACATCCCCCATCCTGAAACCGGAAGGTCGTATAAAGGGCTCTGGGAAAAACACAAGGAAGTTGCCAGGGAAGCTCTGCGTATGGAAAATGGGGAGTTTCTTTATCGGCTGATTATCCTTTGCTGGATGCGTGGGGATGGAAAAAGCTTTCTTGTGGTGTTGATTGTTATCTGGAAATTCATCTGCTTTCCTGATCAAAAAATCGCCCTGTCTGCCAACAGTAAGGATCAGAGCAAGTTTGTCCACTTTGATGATATGCGTACCCTGATCAATAACAGCCCAAACCTGCTGGCCATTCTTGGTGAAAAAAATATCCGGGACAAAGAAATCAGGATGCGCGATCAGGCGGGCAATGTGGTATCAACTATTCAGTCGGTTTCTTCATTCACAGGTGTTTTGTCCAACATTACAGGTTTTACCTTTTCTGAATTTTTTTTGATGCAGAATGAAAAGTTTTTCAATGAAATAGACACATCCATGCGTAATGTCCCCAATGCCTTTGGTTTGATTGACACTACAGTTTCTCCTAAGTCCCACGTGCTTTACCGCCTTTATGAGGCGTGGCGCAAGGGTGAGGATGACACTTTGTTTTTTTCCTACAGAATGTCGAAAGAGGCCAACCCCAAAGATTTTTGGCATCCATACAATACTGAAAAACAGCTTAAATCATATAAAACCAAATATCCCCTTACATTTGATAAATTCTTCAAGAACCTCTGGTCTGCCGGCGCCGATAAGGTGTTTTCCCCAGCACAGGTTGAATCAATTTACTACATAGGCGCATACAATAATTTGATGCGCAGTCATAGTCAGGTCGTTCAAGCTATTGCCCGCAGGATATCTATCGAGGAAGGCGAGCAAAAACTCAAAGATGCAGGCTTGGATGGCAAGCGCTACGATCATCATTATTCAGCTGACCGTGAGTTGGCTGAGATTGAAAAGATGTTATGGCCGGCAGACAAAGAATATCGAATGGTGGATACATTTGGCGAGCCAAGAGGGTGTACTATTGATGAGCTGGTTCATCTTGGGAAGCTTTACGATACGGACTGGGCTATTCTAACAGGGCTTGACCGGGCCGACCCCATGAAGCGCAGAAGTAAAGCCAGAACTATTGTTACCGTAGTGGCCAAAGGCTTGCCTGGCAGCAGGAGTAATCCGTATATGGGCACCCTGACGGCTCCTAAATATTTGTATGTGATGTTAAACTTGGTTAGCGTCCACGATCATTCACTTGAGGGGATTAAGGAAGTATTAAATAAAGCTCATGGTGAGTTTGACGGCGTTGATACTTTTTGCAGCGAGCGTTACGGAGCCTGGGACCTGAAGGATTGGTGTGAACAAAATGGAACAGATATGGAATTGCTCCAGGGGAATTATAATCTTCAGTTAGCGGCTTTTACTGAGCTTTATAACCTGGTGGACGAGGGTCGGTTTAAGAGTGCCAGGGTACATGTACCAGGCTCCAGGGGCGCTGATATCCTTAAAGAGGAAATGACCGAGTTTGATCATGATGATGATACCAAATGGTTTGGCTCTCCGGAAAAAACCCGCAAGCACGGCATCCAGGATGATGTAATGTTTGCTCTTTCTCTAACTATTTATGGCGGTAGGTTTAAAAGTGTGGACGATTTTCACCCGAGAAGCGGAAATGAGTTTTTTGGGGCTTTTTTCCCGGATCCAGCCATGGTGGGGCGGTACTAATTTTTTTCGATAGTGTGGGTGTTTTTGATATAAGGTTGTTTAATTAATAGATAAAATATTAAATTTTCTTGACAAATTTAATATTTTAATGAAAATATATATAGCAAGCTATATATAATCTTTTATTTTTTTTCGGGTCTCTATGGAACAGCAGTCCCAATTCAGTTCAGGCACAGAGCCTGCCATGTCTCTTGATGATATCTCTAAGTATATCGAAGAGCTGCCAGACGATGTCGTTGAACATATGACATTTTCGGTCCCGTGGCAGTTTGGGTCGGGAGGCGAATCTTCCGCAGATCCTGACGGGTTTCATGGTCTTTCGGCAAGCAATTTTTCCGATATGGATCTGGAGGAGTTGCGCCAGGAGTGTTGGAAAAAATTTAATGATAACCCGCAGATTAATACAGCCGTCCGCGGGTTAGTAGGCCGGTTAGTTGGTCTTGGTTTTGAAACTTGTAGTGAAGTTGACATTATTCAAGACGTTGTTGAAGAAACTGAAAAGGACCCCAGAAATAGATTGTACCACTTCTGGCCCAAGATGGTGGCCAGAAATCATATCGAAGGTGAAATGCCTTTATGCTTGACAGTGCATCGTGATGGATTTGTGGAAGTTGACTTTATCCGTCCTGGCGCTATCGAAGATATTATTTTCCACCCATTTAAAACCATGATGCCGCTGTTTTATAATGCCAGGCTCAAGGATGAAAGTGGCATAGAGCAAATATATCAAATTCCTTCTATTTACATCGCCCACTATCCAAAAGAGCTTATCCGGGTTGCTGGTCAAAATCCAAAGTTTAATAAAGAGCAGCAGCGCACAAGCATTGACCGCAGGCGAGCCTATAAGGGTGTTGGCAAATATTTCAGATTTATTATCAACTGGGATCGCGGTTATATCCAGGAACGTTCTGCAAGTTACCTCCGCACGGTTTTAAGATGGCTTAACAAGTATGAAATGCTGAAAAATTGGGAGATTGATTATAAGCGTGCTGCCAGTTCTTATTTGTGGGTGGTAAAAGTTGAGGATATTCGCAAGTTTAGAAATTGGATGGCTTTAAGCGATGAAGATAAAGCCAAAACAGGTCTAACTGCTAAAAAAACACCCGGTGGCACCCTGGTGCTGCCTCCTGGTTTTGACCTTGTAGTAAAAAATCCCAACCTACCCAACATTACAGATAGCGACACAGACATTCTTGACATGGTGTCATCAGGATTAAATGAATCTGTTAATACCATGATGGGTAAAAGCCAGGGCACCTATGCATCTGCCAAGGAGCACCGGGGGCCAATGACTGACAGAACATCAGATGAGATAGCTTATTTTGAAAGGTTTTTGCGCCATGATTTTTGGGGCAGCGTATTTTTTTTAAAGCACAAGGTTGCCAGGTTCCCAAGGTATTTCCGGTCGTGGGAGGCTATTTCTTTTGACAAGAATGGTCAGCCAAAGTTTGGATACAAAAAACGTCAGCCTGAAGAATTAATCGAGTTTTCATTCCCCACTTCGGAAATGATTGATTACGAGGCCCGTGCCAAAGGACTGTTGGGCACCAAACACGGCCCGCTGTCTGAGACCACAGGCGTTCCCCTTAAAGATATTACCAAAAGAATGGGTTTTGGAGGGTACGGCCGCATGCGCCTGCGAAAGGCCACAGAGGAAAAACGATACCCTAAATTAATTTACACCATGGACGCGGAAAGCCTTCAGGAGCGAGTAGAGGGCGAGGCAAAGCAGGGAGAACACAACAATGCCAAACAAGACTCCCCAGAGGAGGATGCAGATGAATAGTGCAGCCTATAAGGGGTTGACCGGCGAAGTCCTTGAAATGTATGCAGCTACGGCCAACCGGACAATGTATATGGAGCCCGATTCGTTATATTCTTTCAGGTACAACCTGTCGGCCATGATGGAACAAATGTCTCAGACCGGCAAGCCTGCAGATGAGCTTATAAAAGACTTTTTTTTCATTATGGAGGACGAAGAGGAGCGCCCAGGCTTTAAGATCGAAGATAATGTCGCGATTATTCCGGTCACCGGTCCGTTAACCAATAAAGACCCCAGCTCCTACCTGGTCCGCTATGGCATAGTTTCATCTTATCCGGCAATCCGTCAGGCAATGGCTGCCGCCCAGGGGCATAGCGAAGTTGATGCAATTGTTACTTGGTATGACAGTCCCGGTGGGATTGGTATCGGGTTATTTAATGCCATGGAAGAAGTAGCAGGTTATCGTGGGCAGAAGCCTATGTATGGCATTGTCAGCCCGGATGCGTTTTCTGCGGCATATGGCCTTATATCTACCATGGATGAAATATTTATAGATCGCGACGGCAGGGCAGGGTCTATCGGCACTATTGTTGTCCACGAAGATATCTCCGAGCGTCTTAAAGGCCTTGGTGTCAATGTGGAGTCTTTTACATACGGCCGGAAAAAAGACCTTTTTGCTTCTTTTAAGCCGCTTTCCGATGAGGCCAAAAAGGAATATCAGGAAATGGTCGATCAGCACGGTCGTGAATTTGTGGAAATGACGGCCCGGTATCTGGGCCTGTCTTTTGATGTAATCAAAAACATGGAGGCCGGGATTTATGTCGGCCAAAGTGCAGTGGACGCGGGGCTTGCCAGTAAAATTTTATCCTACGAAGCCGCGCTTGAAGAAATCAAGTCCCGTCATTCCGTTAAACGCTCAACAGGCAAGGGGGTAAACAGTATGAAAGACTTACAGGAGCTTAAAACCAAAAATCCGGAGGCTTACGAGGCATTGATGGCAGAGGCAAAGACCGCGGTTGCCGGAGAGGTCAAGGAAAGCCTCAAAAGCGAGGTGCGCTCCGAGGTGGAAACCCAGGTCCGCAGCGAACTGGCGGCATCCGGCGGCGACAGCGCCGGGGACGTGTCCAAGCAGATCCAGGAGATGCGCGCCACCATCGATAACCAGACCCAGGTCATCCAGAGCCAGTCGGAGAAAATCCAGTCCCTGGAAAAATCCGAGGCCAAGCGGTCCTTTCAGGCCATCAAGGACGCCGGTGATCGGATCTGGGACGCGGCCCTGGCCAAAAGCGACATTCCGGTGGGCTACTACAAGAAGGCCAAAAACGGCGTACTGGTCAAGGATTTTGTGGACGATTCGGGCGCGTTTGACCGGGACGGGTTTTCAAAGGCCGTGGCCGACGAGATCGCGGACTGGGAAAACGTGGGCAGCGACGCCATCATGGGCGTGGGCGCCGGCGGCGGGGGTGAAGCCGGCGGCCGGGCCAGCGACGAGGCATACGACAAGGAAGCCGACGAGTTGGCCGGCTATGTGGGGCAGGGGGGCAAAACCGAGTAGACGGCCCGATGGCCGGACAATGGACCCGGTTTAACGATTTTTGACCAAAGGAGGGTGAACCATGAGTGACAGACCAGATGCACCGTTCGTTCAGCACGGGGTTGAGGGGCGGTACAAGAAGCTTTTTTACAGCGACGAGAAAATGGCCCTGGCGCCGCCCGTGGCCCTGCAGAAAGGCTACGGGGTGCTGGAAAAGGGCACGGCCATGGCCAAAAACGGCTCCAGCGACGGCAACGGCGGCCGGTACGTGCCCTATGACCCGTCCACGGTGACGGGCAAGGAAACCGCCCCGGCCCGGGCTTATCTGCTGCAGGACAGCGGCGAGGGGGCCACATCGCTGTTTGTCGGAAAAGACGACAGCTACAAGTTCAGCGTGGGCGACGAGGTCTACATCAACGACGACACCACGGCCGCTGAAACCCTGGACGCGATCTCCGCCATTGACCGCGACACCTACACGCACATGGCCGAAGTTTCGGTCACCGCGGTTTCCGGCGAGACCATGTCGGACTTCAAGACCAGCCGGTTTGCCTATATCGCGGTCAAGGGCGCAGACACCTGCGCCGGAATCCTGCCCGTGGCGCGCGACACCGGCACCGGCGCAAACGCCAAAACCTCGGAAGGCCAGCTGCTGATCAGCAACGCCATGCTCTATACCGGGTCGCTTGTCAACTACGACGATGACGCGGAAACCGACATGGGCAGCAGCGAGCACGGCCAGCTGACCATTTTCAAGTAAACGCAAACCGGTTCGGCCGGCGCGACAACCGCCCTGGCCGGGCACAGTTTTTCAGGGGGTGACACATGAAGGGAAGAAGCGATGTTCCAGCCATGCGGCTGGAGGTGCTGCGGCGACTGGTTTCCAAATTCCAGCGGCCACCGGCGCTGATGTTTGTCAATATGTTTCCGGATTTTCGGGCCGAGTCCGACACCATTGAATGGGAAAGCCAGACCGGCGGCCGGCGCATGGCGCCTTTCAAGGGCCCGGGCCAGCTGACCCCGCGGGGCTATATCGGCGGGGCCAAGCCCCATTCGGCGCGTGCGGCCTTCTGGGGCGAAAAGCTCTATTTTGACGAGGAGTTTTTAAACAACCTCCGGAAACCCGGCACGGAAAACGTCCACCAGACCGCCAAGGCCACGCTGGCCCGGGAGATGCTCAACCTGACCAACCGGAGCTACCGGCGCAAGGAGTGGATGTTTGCCAAAATGCTGGGGTCCGGCAGCTTTTCCTACAAAACCAAGGATAACCGGGTGACGGCGGTGGACTATGCGCTTCCCGATACCCACATTGTTACCAACGGGGCAACCAAATCCTGGGCCGACGGTGAAAAAAAAGATATTATTGATGATTTTATCACTGGCGTGGGCACCATCCAGGACGATTGCGCTGGCACCAACATTCAGGCCATCATGAATCGCAATACCTTCAAGTATATGGCCAGAGATGATGACATCGTTGGGCTTTTAAAGCAATCAGCCTTTGCCAAGGGAGATTTGTACGGCGGAAAGGTGCACAAGGTCATCGGAGCCAACCCGCAAATTGTCAACAGCCTGCTGCCCACAGACGACATCTCCGTCTATGACGAGGTCTACGAAGTGGAAGCCACGCTGACCGCTGCGGTCACCGGGGACTCGACCACCGAGATTTACGTGGACAACGCGTCTGACATGGAAGTGGGCGCCCGCCTGAAGCTGATTGACACCTCAGAGGACAATTCCTATGAGTACGTGACCATCAGCGCGGTCGACGAGGCCTCCGGCAAGGTGACGGTTGCAGCTGCTCCGGAAAACAGCTACAAGGCCGGCGAAGACATGGCCACCATGGTGCAGTTCTACGTGCCCGACGACTATGTGGTTTTCATCGCCCGCAACGTGGACGACGGCCCGATTGCCGAGTACATGATGGCGCCGTATGGAAATGAGCGGGTCTGGGGCATGAAGATTGACTCCTGGCCGGAAATCGAGCCGGACGGGTATTTTGTCCGGGTGCAGGACAAGGGCCTGCCGGTGCTGTATCATCGGGACGCGGTTTACATCCTGAAGGTGACCCCTTAATTTGGGATAAAAATAGATAGCTCGCCATCTATAAGCGGGTAATCAATCCATGCAGAGGAGTGTAGACATGGAAGATATTGTCAAAGCTATTTTAAATCGTACTGTCAACATGGGTGGGCCAAGGCCGGTGAAAAAAGGCACTGCGTTTACCCCGCCCTTTGAAGAGCCTGTGGCTGTATCTATTAAACGGAGTCCGCATCTGTTTACGTT